CATCAGTCGTGGCCCCTGGGTCCGAAGCCCCAGAGCTTAACGGCGGCTAGCTAGGCCGCGCCCGGTGCGTGGACCTTTAGGTCACGAACTGTCTCCCCCAATGCCGGCGTTGTCTCGGTAGTAGGAGTCTGACATCATCATGCCCTGGGCGCCTGGGCTGCGGCGCGGACGATGGCCAGGGGGCGGCTTCATCAATCCCTGAAGTCCTCCTCCCGGTTGGACATCGGGCCCGAGCGCGGACGGCGATCCGAGCGGCCCGTTTGTGGTGCCCGTGGGACCGCCTGGGGCGAGGCCGCCCGGGGATACGCTCCCGGGTGTGCCAGGTTGGACATCGCGCCCGAGCGCGGACGGCGTGCCCATTAGGCCCGCCAATCCGGCCGACCTCAGCGCGGGCATGCCCCCGGCAAACCCCCCTCGTGTGGGGGTCCTGGGGCGGCTGTCGTGCGGCTGCCAAGCCCGATTGCTCGTCGCGAGCGGCCGGCCCCAGGAAGGCGTCGGAGCCGCTGATGCCCGCAAGGACGGCTCCGGCCGGTCTTCGGCGGCTGCGCGGCCGGGCTGGATATTGGTATTCCAGTCATACACGATGGCGTCCGGGGATCGCCCGCTGAAGCGATCGCGCATCGCGGCCTGGGTGCCAGCGGGCTGGCGGTTGTACTCCGTGATCCAGTCGGGATTGTAGGCGCCGGTGTACTTTGCTCCGAAGAAGGGCGCGCGGTCACCGTCGTCGCCGAGCGCTGGTCGTGAAGTTGAAAGGCCGTCGAGCTGGCGCTCCTGATACGCCGACATCAACGGAGCGCGCGGGCTAGGATTGCCAGGTCTGAGGTCGATCATATTGCGTCCCATGCCTCTACCCTGTAGGCCCAGACGCGGGCGGTGTCAATTTGAGCCACTTCCGGCACACCTGACGCATGCGGATGAAATGCGGCCGGTCCATCTCGGCCAATTTCGCCGCTTGCCGCACGCTCCCGGCCTGGGCGACCAGCGCGGCGACGTAGCGCAGGCGCGCCCGCCGCTCCTCGTTCCGGTATTCGCGCATCGTCAGCATGGAGTCGCTCCCCCCTACACTGCGTTGTCCTGCATCTCGTGCATCTCGCCGCCCATCCGCGACGGCGGCCCCTCCGATGGCGATGTCGTTGACCCCTGCTGGCCTCCCGGATTGTTCAAAAACCCGCTCGTGGGATACGTCCCCTGCTGCATCTGCATCGCCTGCATCGCCCGCTCCTGCGCAATCGCCGAGTGCTCGGCGTGCTTCAGCTCCACGACGTCCTGGATCGGCTGGGGCAACTGCTGACTCGCGTCGCCCTTGAGCCACGCGCCCAGCTCGCGGGCCATGATCGCGTGGCCGTCCACCATGGGGCGGATCTTGGGCAACTGCACGCCCTGCGCGCCGGCCGCGGGGGCGAACTGGCTGTACGTGATCGGCGGCAGGGGCGGCGGGAGCGCCTGCGGGTTCGCCCCGGCGGCCACCGCCTGCTGGCCGGCCGCGTTCTGTGCCTGACGCATCGCCGCCGCCTGCTGCAAGAGGCTCGCAAGCACCTGGACGGCCTGCGGATCGGCCGCGAGCGCCTCGAACTGCTCGATCTGCCGCGCCGCCGTCTCGGCATCGGCTTTCATGCTCGGCATCAGGTCCGACATGCCGTTGAGCGCGAGCAGCTTCTCCGTGATCTCGGGATCGCGCGTATTGATCGCCCCCATCGCGCCCAACTGCTCAATCTGCGCCCGCTGCGCCAGCGACGACCGCGGCGCGGCACTCCCGGCCTCCGCCACGATGTCCAGGCGCCCCGTGAGATCGCTCGCCATGAACTGCTCGATACGCCACCGGCTGCCGCGCCCCTGAATCTTGAGCAGGCGCGGCTCCGTGGCGAATTGCTTGAAGATGGCGAGCTGCTGCTTGGCCACTTCGGCCCAGCCATCCTCCCACAGGATGTACATGCCGCCGAAGCGCTGGTTTTTCCGATCCTCGATCATCTGGAGTGAGATGCCGGCGCTCACCCCCGGCGCGCGGTCGCCCTTGGTCCCCGCGTAGGCCGCCGCGAGCTCTTCGAGCTCGTGGTCGATGTATTGCAGCCACGTCGTCGCGCCGTTCGGCAGGCCCGTGCCCTGAATCCGCTCCGGCTTGGCCGCGTTCGGGCCGAGCGCGTTGTAGCGGATCACCTGGCCCGGCGTGCCCGTCACCTGCGACACGTTCGACCCTTCCGGCATGAGCCAGATCGGCCACGCCATGCGGTCCATCGTCATCAGCATGTTGGCGATGAGCTTGTTGCGCGTGATGGCGACGAGCGCGAGATCATCGGCGGGCGTCTTGGAGTACAACGATCCCGGCACCGGGTCGATCGGGAAATACACCGTGGGCAGAAACGATTGGCCGTCGTCGTAGTGATACGGCAGCGGGCCGAGGTGGACGACCTTCGCCCCCCCGAGCACCACCCCGAGCACACCCTGCGGGTAGTCGGTCGTGGGGAGCGCCCAGTAGTACATCTCGCTCAGCCGCCCCGACGCCCCCCGGTTCGCGAGCTGCCCCGCGCCCGGCCCGGTCTCCGGCTGATACCCGGCCAGCATCGGGAGCTGATCCTGATACGCCTCGCCCACCGACAGCCCCAGATCGCCGCTCACGCCCTCCGCCGCCGCGCCCCACCGGCGCAGGGCCTGCGCCTGGTCGATCGACTTTTTGCGCAGGTACTCGCGCACCCCCTGCTTCCACGTGTCGCCCGCGCCCGCGTCGAAGTACATCTCGAACACCGTCGCGATGTCCTGGTACATCTTGCCGATCGGCACGTCGCGCCCCGCCGGCGCGCCGGCCTCGTCCACCGCGGGCGTCGTCGGGCCGTCGCACAGCGCGCACGCGCCGGTCTCGGTCGGCGTCGCCGTGGTGCCGCACGCCGTACACGTGTCGTCTTGCAGCAGGCGCGTGCCGTGCTCCGGCGAGGGGTCGTAGCCGGTCTCGATCCACGCGCCGCCCGTGTACCCGCACCATTGCGCGAGCACCTGCCGGATGATGCGCGTGGAGCATTCCTCGTTGCAGACCTCGAGGATCCGGTCGGCGACCTCGGCCGCCGCGCGATCCTCAGCCTCCTCCGTCGCCGGGCGGAAGATGATCGTGGGCTCGATGCGCGACAGCGTGGACGTGAACGCATTCATCGTGGAGCCGTAGCGGTTCCACACCGGGCGCGGCCCGGCATACGCCTGGATCGTCACCGGGCGCCACCACGCACGCCCCCGGTCGTACACGAGCCATTGATGGCCGCGCTTGAACAGGATATTGCGCCAGGCGTTGCGCACGATCGCCTCGCGCCCGCCCTGGCTCCATTGGCGATGCTTGTCACGGATCAGCGTGAGGATCTTGCTCTTGTTCGTTTCGGTCATCGCGTAGGGATCGGGGGCCATCGGGCCGCCCGCTCGCCCCGCTTCGGGCGGCATCGGCTGTGGGCCAGTGGGCGTCGCGCCCAGCATCGTCTCGGGCATCGCCATCAGTCGTTCCGTTCTCTCATCCTAGGTTTCTTCGCGCGCCCAACGCGATCGCGCGCCGTGAACCCGACGACGTACCCCTGCAAGAACCCATCATGGAGCATGTCGTAGAGCCTCCGCAGGTTCGGGCTGGTCAAGCTCGGCATCCCCAGCTTCTGAATCTTCCGGTAGAAGGCGCGCCACGCGGCTTCTACAACGTCCAATCGCAATTCCCCGATGTCCTGGCTCATCCCAGCACTACTCCACGCCGTCGCTCAGGCCCATCATCATCATCTCGGGCGACTGAAAGATCGCCGCCACGTCCGGCGTACCCGTCGGGTTCTCCCGCGGCGGCAGCGCCACCGGCCCACTCGCCTGATGCTCCGACCGGCACCGGTCAATCGCCACCTCCGCGCGCTGCCGCTCGTGCTGAAACTGCGCGCGCCAGAAGGCGACCTCGGCCGTGAGATGCGCCACGAACGGGCCGCTCGGATCGACCACGCGCGCCAGCTCGGCCGCGCGATCCGCTCGCACGCGGTCCATTTCTCTGGCGTGGTCCATTTGGGCCTGGGCCACGACCTGAATGCCAACATCTCTGCGCAGCGCCGCCTCATCCGCCGCCGTGAAGAAGACCCTCATCCCCATCCCTCCCCCGCCGGGCCGACCAGCGCCCGCGCCGTCTCGTCCTCCGCCCGCTCCTGCTGCCGCTGATGATGCCCCCACGCCATCCGCAGGCTCATCGCGTCCAGCTCCGGCCGCGCCACCGCCACCT